CAAGTGGGTCGAAGCCCGCGGATAGGCAGAAGTCGCCGACAACGTGCGCGGTGCCCTGGAAGCCATCGATAGGAACGAAGAAGTCATCAAGATGTCGCTCGCGGTAATGACGGCCGAAAGCTTTCACCTCAAAGGGAAGAAAAGGCCGTGTGCCATATTTGTTGTATCAATTCGCGCGGCGCACGACCTGTGTTACTGGTCGGATCGGACCACACAGTTCCTTCCCTGCTTTTTGGCTGAGTTTTCCGCTTCGTTGGCTTTCTTCCGGACTTCATCAATAGCGAGGTCGCCTGGTTGTGTGCAGCAGGTGCCAATAGAGAGCGTAATACTTACCTCAATACCATTCACATCAAATCGGCATGCCGCAGCTTGTTTCAGCAACCTATTGGCGAAGGCTTCGGACTCCAACGCACTAGTGTTGCCAAGCAGCACAATGAACTCGTCTCCGCCCACACTGTATCCATACCCTCGCGTTTTAACCAAATCTTCGACGAATATCATGAAGGGCTCAAGCACATGAAGGTCCACGAGCGTTTCAGTGTGCTTAGTATTCAGGCCTTTGAAATGATCAATGTCGAAGAACAAAAAACCAACCGGCATACCCAATGAAGCCAATTCCTTAAAGTCTTTCGCAAGTTGGTTTTCTGCTCTGAGGATTTGGAATTTCCCATATTCCACCGATGCTTGTTGCGCAAGAAACTTCGTGGCGTCCAACAAATGGTCGGTTGCCCTTAAGAAGGTTTTCTGCGAGGTATAATTCTGAATTTGAGGCAAAGCGATGAGATCTATGCGCTCCGGAAAATTTTCTTGTGCTTTCTTAAGTAGATGATTGAACTGCGCTATAAGAGCATTTTCGGCAATGGAGTCACCGTTCCCTTTTGCTCGCTCGGCAAGGCTTTCTATACTTTCTCTAAGGTTAAAATTGCTCACGTCCCCCCCCCCAAAATGCCCGCTTATGGCGCGACCAAATCAGTGACGCTACTATTTTGCCAGCAATCTGTCCAACGTAACCCCGTAGGCGAGTGTCCTATCGGCCTGGGTCAAGTCGCGCGCGCTCCTCCATGAACCACGTCGCCGGTTTCGGTACAGGCTGGCACTGTGCAGCCGCCGGTTGAATCCGTGAGATTGAACGGGACTGACAAACTTCAAGCAATATCAAGTCTTGGACACACATGAAAATTGAATGTACCAATAATGTGATTGCGCCCAGAAACTGCCAGAACCCGAGTTTATGATTGCCCCGCCCTCTGAATTCGATCCTTCAGCATCAATTCGGTATTGACCGCCACAGGCATCATGCATCTGTTTGTAAGCATCCTCGCGGCGCTGTTTGCGAACAATATCCGCTCCATCGTTCAGATACTTCACAATCCCAGATCTGGAGCTTTCGTTCACAGGCGCGTAAGCGGATCCAGAGTTTGGAGAGGAAACCATTTCAGCGGACGTGCAGGCAGACAAACATGCAATGCTGATGACGACGACAAACAATGATTTGACGAACCTCATGTACCGGACCTCTCCTCGCTGAAAATTAACAACCCCGATAACCCCTTTGTGCTACGGGCACGGCGAATTGCAACTGTGCCTGCAATGCTAGTTCTCATTTCGTAATTGCTCCATACGCAGCTTCGCAGGTTAGTCCCCGGGCCCTGGCTTGGTCAGCTGTCTCTGCCAATTCTGTATTTCGTTGGACAGATTTTTTGAGCACGTCGGCCAACACCATTGCGGCGCGGGCAGCTGCCTTGCTTGCGGCGGCAGTGCAGGAATTGCCGCCGGCCTCACTGGCTGCGAGTCGACTGGCAAGGTTGTCGGCTGCTCCGCGCAGGCTGTCAGCAAAAGCGCGAGCGGTAGCAGCATCAGCAGTGGCTTGATCGATCGTACGTTGGCCATCTTGCACCGCCTTGTTGATTGACTGTTGGTAGGCCTGTTCCTTGGCGCGCTCGGTTGCCTCGTTGGTGGCCCGGGCTTCGGCGTCCAATGTGTCGCGTGCGTCCCATGCAGACTTCCATGTCGCGTTTGTGACACTCACGCCATGGTGGTAGGCACCGAACAGTGCGCCGGCCACCAGAGCGAGTGCAGCTATATAAGGAAGGAGTCGAAGCCAGATGCTCATGCCAGCACCCCGCCCAACGCCACGAAGCGCGACAGCAGGTCTTCCGGCTTATGCATTCGTTGCCCATAATTGTTCCCTGGAAGGCTTGCCCAGATGTTCGAGCACTTCTCGATCGCCGAAGCGATTCGCCCAGAATGGATGTCCGCCAGCGCGGAACGTTCGCGGATCTGCTGGAGCGCGACCAGGTCTTGGCTCAATGGCGAGAAGTCTTTCAGCGAGAGCGATTTACGGTAGGCAGTCCACCAGCGTTTCAGCAGCTGGTACCGGCCCGCCGCAGTCGACTTGAGCCCAGCCTTGTTCACTGAGACAAGAATACCCGGGTGATCGGCATAGCTGCCAAACGTGTTCGGGCTATCAATCCCGCCAACCACAACGTCGTACCCATCGTCACGTGTGTACTTACTCGTCGACGTCCCTTCTGACCACGCAAGCATGTCCAGGAACGCAATCGCGTTTCTGCTCCCCGCTGTTTTTTCGCTAACGACTGCCATCAGGCCGTCCTCCAATACATATAGGTGCGCAAATGAAACGGATTGATATTTCCGGGCTTCGCTATGGCCGTCTTTTGGTGATCAGCTACGCGGGGATTGCCAAGAACGGAGGCTCGATGTGGCTTTGTCGTTGCGACTGTGGGAAAGAGGCGGCATTTAACTCAGGACATCTACGCCGAGGAGGAACAAAGTCCTGTGGTTGCCTGGCGACTGAGTGGGCCTCTTCCATGGGCTCCAATCAGGACTTCATCAAAATCCGCGCCGAACGATCGGTAACTCACGGACACAAACGCAAAGGAAAGGTCTCGGTCGAATACAAGACTTGGCTGGGAATGAAGCGCAGGTGTTACGACGAGAAATTCAAGGATTACCCAAACTGGGGCGGCCGGGGCATCAGGGTTTGTGAGCGCTGGCTGCACTCGTTCGAAAACTTCCTGGAAGACATGGGTCTGCGTCCTGCTGGCCAATACAGCATCGACCGAAAAGAGTCGGACAAGGACTACTCCCCGGAAAACTGCCGCTGGGCAACCGTCCAGGAGCAAGGCGCCGAGAACCGTCGAGGCCTGACCAAAATTGAGATCGACGGCGTCCTCTTCAACAGCATCGGCCACGCATGCAGGCACTTCGGAGTAAAGCTAACCACCGCTCACTACCGGATCAAAGCCGGCATACCCATTGAGCTGGCAGTTACTCAGAGCGACCGATTGCCTTCACGCAGGGACAAGGAGTCATATCTGCGGAAGGATCGAAGGTCAGCTGCATAATGCAGACGCAAAAACGCCGGCTTGTTTGCCGGCGTTCGGGAGGATCTGCAGCAGTTGCTGCGCGGTGATGGGCATGGCGTTCTCCAGGCAAAAATAAACCCGCTCGCGGCGGGTGCTTTTCTTGCAACATGCTCTATTCAAGGATGGCGGCAACATCAGGATTGGCCAGCAAGAATGCTTTCAACTTGTCCAGTGGATTTGTGACGATCACTGGCGGCGGATTGATGAATGCCATATACCGAGGATCATTATCGGCAACGACTCCTTGGTTAGGGTACACATCAGCGTCCTGCTGGTTGCCGAACACAGAAACAATCTTCAGCTCTTTGTCATCTTCAAACTGCACAAAGAAAGTGGTCATATCAGAACCTGTAAGAAGTGATGTTGATGCTGTAGGTCGGGGTGCCGGCCGAGCTTGCGCACTGGTAATAAATGAACTGGGCGGCGGTGACACCTAGTTCAAATGGGTTAACCATCGTCACGCCATTTAATCCGAACTGAGCGCTGGCCAATGCATTGACAGCATCTTCAGACAGAGTTGTGCTCAGGTTGCTAGTGGCGGTGCTGGTCAGGCCAAAACTGCCGCCGACCGATATTGCGTTTGCCGGAATTAAACCTGAGACAGATAGCGCGGTTGGTGTCCCCGCCATGGTGTTTGTAGAAATTGCCGTTCTTGGCGAAAAGCTGACCCTACGGTCGCGCAACAGCACAGGAAGAAACTGGCTGCTGGCGTTGGTGGGCAGCACTGCGATGAGGCCGGAGGCAATATAGCCTGACGGCATGTTGGCCCCACCATAGACGTGACCAACCGCGGCGTTTGCATTGACTGCCAGCAGAGCTGCCGTCCCGGTGCTAGGGTTGTAAATCGCGTAGATCCCAACAAATCCAGAAACAGGCGCGGTCCCGGTGTCCATACCCCCCGCGCCAGTTGTGGCCAGGTTGATGACTTTGTTAAAGGCGGCGAGTTTGTACCCGAGGCTGCCCAAGGCTACTTCGACACATACCTCATCAGCCGTAAACGTGGCGGACGCCGAGGCGGTGGCGACATACGCTCTGATGTTGCGAGCCAGGCCTGCAATAGGTACCGGAATGGTTCCACCAGAGCTGGAGATCAGCACCCAGGAGCCGCCGCCGATGCTGGAGTTGTACTGCAGGCACACGTCGCCATTGGCAACGATCTCACCGCCCGCCAGCGCGGCATGCCCGACACCGACGATTGGCTTGGCCGTCAATCCGTTAGGGCTGAAGGTGGTTGCACCCGTATTAAGCGATGCGGCCTTGACCAGCAGTACGGTACTGTCACTCAGCACGGTAACCGCAGGGGAATAGGTCGCCGTGATCGCATTGGCCGAGCCGCCAGCTACTGCATAGTTGAATGCATTACTCTGCGCACCGTCACGCAAAAGCGCGATGTATGATGCGTACGTGCGCAGGTAATCGTCGATGGTCGATGGCGACTCCGAGCCGGCCGGGCTATTACTCCCGGCAGTGGTCGAAAGGTCATTGATCGAAGCAGGGATAGGCATGTTTGTTCATCCCGATAAAAAAGCCCGCACTAGGCGGGCTTTAGTTGAGTGAGGGCGTTACACCCTGGAGGTTCAAGTGGTGGACGAGCATTTATTGAAGGTGCTTCAGATGTCCGCCGTGTTCGTCGGCGTGCATCTGCTGGTCAAGCTGGAATACTGGCTGACCATCCTGGCCAAAAAGCACCTGCCAAAGGGCAGCAGGATCAGGAAAATAGTCCTGATCAATCCTGACGAAGACTGAAGCTTTATTGCTCCGTAATCCCAAGCAGCCCCGGCGCTGTCAGTAGCGGCAGCAAACTCGGCCGTGGTGCCCGGGGGACTACCATGTTCAACGGCGGGTTCAATGCAGAGCCAACATCAGCCATTTGCTTAGCCTTGCCGGCGGCAGTAACTGTCATATTGAGCAGACCATTGATGCCTGGGATTTTTGGCATCGCCTGTATGAAGCGCAATGCATTCGACGCAGTGGTCGATCCGGCAGGCTTCATCGGCGGATTCATAATGCTGCCGCCAGTTCGAAGGATTCTCTGGTAGTCGGCCCAAACGGACTTCCCGAAGAGTTCTTTGCCTTTTTCCGGACCTATCTTGTCGAGGGCCTTGCGCATGCCATTGATGGTGAATGAGCCCCCAGTTTCGCCCTGGAGTGTCGCAGAGTCACGAATGTAGGCTTGGGCTGCATCGCGCAGCGAACTCATGATTGGCACCCCGCGTTGCTGTTCGAGCTGGGACAGCCCCTTGAGCTGGTCGACCTTCATCTTTCCGACGATGTCCGGCAGGTCCTCTGGCGCATAATTGCCCTTCAGGATCTTCTCGATCAGCGGGCTGGCTTCCTGAAACCGGAACCGGTCCGCTGCGGCGGATCGCGCGGCGCGGAACGCCTCCGCAATGCCCGGGGCGGTTTGCTCGCCAGCCTGATCAGCGCCGCCAGTCGCAGGGCCAACACCACCTTGGAACGGGACCATGCCGCCTTCACTGGAGATCTGCGCGGCACCTGGCAGCCTTGGCTGGCCGCCAATCTGTTCGGCGGTGAACGGCTGGCTGGAAGCGCCCTGGGTAGATCCCGGGCTGCGCATACCCGGCGCAGGGCTGAATGCTGCTGACTCGCCGCCATCAATCGCGTTAATCAGGTGTTTTTTGACAATCCCGAGTGCCACAGCTTCGGCCCTGTCGTTCGTGCTATAGATGCGGCCATTCAGGGCTTGGAGGCGCTGCATGGCTGTGCCCATGTCGAACGGCTCTTTGCCTTCGGTTGCCTTCTGGAACCAGGACAGGGTGTCGGCCGGCAATTTCGATCCCAGCATTTGCTGGTCAAGCTCGACAGATGCATCGTTGACGAACTTGTGAGGATCGAGGGGGATGTCTCGGCCTGCGGTATTGCGCGCGGATTGATACAGGCTGTCGGCCTTGGACTTCAGCCCTGCGTCATAGTCATTCACGGACTTTTGCAGAACCTGCCCGCGCTCATAATCGGTCGCATCACCCGCGCCCTTTCTAACCCCTTGGAGCAGCGAGCGGTTAGCGTCGACGAAGCGCTTTTGCAATTGGTCGTCAACGGTGTTCAGCGTGTTCTCCATCCACCACTGCTTCGGATCACGGCTCAACCATCCGCGCGTTGGTTTGATGCCTAGCGCGTTGAAGTCAGCCATACGGCCAAGCTGGACAGCGTCAAGATTGTCCACGTCCTCCATGGACCTCTTGCCGATATTGATGACCTGATCCTTAACGGCCTGGGGTAGAGAGCCCAGATCGATCCCTTTCTGAGAGAGTTTGGCCGAAATTTCCATTTCAATAGGAGCAGCCGGGGTCATGAGGGCTTTCACTCCGCCCGCCACCTTGCTCACTCCACGCCCTACTGCCAATCCGGCGCTACCACCAACAGCTCCAGTCACGGCATTGGCAGCCCGATCCGAGATATCCCCCGGCTGCGATAATGCACCAAATGCTGCGCCGGCTCCGGCCGCCTGCTTGTAGCTCGCTGGATTGATGACAGCATTGCCAGCAGTCTCCAGCAGCCCTCCGGCTGTTTTAAGTGCCGGCATCGTACGTGCTGCATTCGCTGCCTGTATCGCCTTGCCGCCAGCTTGCAGGCCACGACCACCGAGATAGGCGAGCCCAATCTGGCCGCCGATGTTGCCTCCGATGCCTGCAGGATCTGACATAAGATCATCATCTGCGCCTGGTGCGCGCTGCCAGCCGCGAGGCCACAGAACGCCGCCAAGCCCAATACCGTCCATTAGATCAGCAACCGCCTTGCCGGCGCCGAGCGTGCCGCGCTCAAGCCAATTACGACCCTTGAGCCTGTCTGGCGGAGCAGCACTTTCCGGCAGCGCAGCCTGGGCAACCGCAGCTTGTGGCTGGATTGCCCGTGCCTGTGCCGGCTGTTCCGATTGCGCGGCCTGCTCCTGCTCCAGACGCGCGCGAAACTCGAATTCTTCCTGTTCAGTCATGGTTTATTGCCCCTGACGTCGTTTGAACTCTTGATAACGGGCTTCTTTGTTCGGGTCAGAGAATGCACCTGCTTGCGGTAAGAGCGCTGGCTGCTGTGGCTGTAACACATTGCGCGGAGTGGCTTTTACCGCCCCATGACCAGCAGGCACCTCCATATCTTTTGTCGCTTGAGCGCGGGCAAGGGCTTTTTGCTTGATCACGGCCTCGCTATCGCCAACCACTGGGAAAAAGGTGCGGATGTTGTTATCGACTTCCCCAGGCTGCGCCGCGGCGCCTGTCTTAGCACGCAAGAAGCCTTCTGCCCACTGCCTTTGTGCCTGTGCTACTTGCTGCGCCGCCGGTCCTGCAAAAGCGTTCGTATACGGAGTATTGGTGAGCGCCACACGTGCGGGCGAAACCGTGCCACCGATTTTATCAAAGGTGTTTAAGGCATCGCGCATTTGGCTCAGGTACAGGGTGTTCTTTCCTTCCGACTCGGTGAGCTTTGATGCTCCACCGTCCTGAAGCGGCGCGCCCGATTGCATCACAACAGGCGTTGCTTGGCCTGTACCCTTATCAACCCGCCAGATGCTTCCGTCTGGACTGGTCCGCAACTCATTGCGCTGAGCCTCTTTATTGATGCTGTTAGTTTCTTTGATAATGTTGTTTTGCTGCCGGCCTCTTGCATCGGCCGCCTGCTCAGCAGGCGACATGGTCACATTGAAGCCCTGCCCGGCAGTCGGCACTGCAAACTGCTTGGTAGCGCCTGTATCGACCAGCTGAGGCGCAACGTAGGAGTTGATGGCCTGCCCTACGGGTTGGCCGTACTCGTCGTATTGCATGGTCTGCTTACCGCCGTCGACCCCGGGCACGTCCATGGTGCGCGCCACCTTGCTTTTTCCTGCGTTGGGCAGTTGGGCGTATTTGGTAATATCCTCCGGCCCAATGCCGAGCGCTGCTGCAGACTTCCAATCAAACGTGTTGTTACCGTCTGCATCTTGGCTGTACAGGGTCGGTAAGGTCTGCATTTGGCGCTGCAGCAGATCAGCCTTCTGCCGCTTCAGCGCGTTGGCTCCTGCAGCCGAATACCCGGCGATACCGGACAGCCCAGCCGCGCCCAGCGTGTTGATCGGCCCTCCGCGCCCAGCGGTGGCCAGCCCGCCAAATGCCGCTGACAGCAGCCCCATCCCCATCGGGGTTTGAGCAAAATCTAACAGCCCACCAAGACCTTCAGCCATTTCAGACTCTCCCGCGGCGCTGCGCAGCGTACTGCTGACGCTGAGCGATCAATGGGTTGGGTTGGCCTTGGGCGATCTGCGCAAGGGTCTGCGGGCCGCTGTTGGCCTGCTGCATGGCTTGAGCTCCACCCATAGGTTGCTGTTGTTGGCCCTGGGAAAGCAGGCCGTAGGCCCTTTGCCCGTAGCTGGCTGCATCCATGTAGGGTTTGGCCGCCGTATTGAAATTGGACAGGCTGCTGCCCATCGAGCTGAGCAGGCCGGGGGACGAACTGCCCCCAGCGTAGGCTGCATTGCCCATGGTGCCGGACACTGCCGGCTGGCCCAGCCCGAACCCGGCACCGGTCGAAGCGCCTGATGCGCCAGCTGCCCCCGCACCGCTCGCCGCACCAGCGCCGCTACCCAAAAGTCCGCCCGCCGCGTTGGCACCAGCACCGCCCGCATAAATCGAGGCGATGGTCTTGGCAATGGTGTGCATGGTCTGCCCGGGGCCGGTGTTGATTCCGGCGTCCTGCGCCTCGCCGTAACGCTGCGGGGCCGCGCCGCCCCACTGATCCACCAGAGGCTTGTCGTTGGTGCCGAGCACGCCGTTCCACACCTTGGTCGAGAACGGGTCGGCCGAGCCGTAGAGCAGGCGCGCTGGGTTGTCTTTTACCTGGTTGCCCATCGCCCCCAGGTTGAACAGCTCAAAGCTGCCCACATCGCCGAGAAAGCTCATTTACCACCCCCGCCCGAGGACTTGGTCGTCGCGGTATTGCCCAGACCGGAGCCGAACACGCCCGACATGGCGGCCAGCTTCTTGTACGGGTCGTTTTGCTGGTCGCTCCAGTTCTGATAGAGGGCGTCCAGCTGCTGCTGCTGGTTGTCCTGATACAGATTGGCCTGCTGGCCGAAATTGTTGGCGACATTCATGGCCTCGTTCTCGTAACCAGGAGCCAAGCCCAGCATCTGGCTGCGCAGTTGGTCGTTGCGGCTCGCATAGTCCTGACCAAGCCCGGCGTTGAACTGGCTGTTCTGCATGTTTCGATTGATCTGGTTCTCGGCCAGGCCCTGCTGCGCGGTGTAGTCCTGCATGCGCATGCCGGAAGCGGTGTTGCCGAGGTTCTTGGTCAGGTCGTTGAGCGAGTTCTGGGTTGCCGCCTGATTGCCGGTGTTGCCGAACGAACCGGAGCTGACCATTTGCGTACTGAGGCCGGGCGCGATGGCATCGTTGTAATTGCGGGTGATGTCGCCCATTGCCGCATCGATGTTCTGCTGCAAGTATGGATTCGAACCGGCGTATTGGTTCGTGCCCCCATTGCTTGCATACCCATATGGGTTATCGGTGGCCGCCTTGCCGGAATTGAGCGAGTTGGTGACGGTGTTCCGCGCGGCGTTCATCGACGGATCGCCTGAGTTGAAGATCTGCCCGAGGCGCGCGGTGGTCGAGTTCTGGAAGTCGTTCATGCCGGCGACTTGCTGGCCGCCATAGCCCTGATAAGGGGTGTTCGACAGATCCATTGCCTTGTTGCTGTAGGCGGCTGCCAGCGGCTTCAACTCGGTCGGGATAGACTGCGTCGTCGAACTGGTCTGCCCGCCACCTTTGTGCGGACGCAGGACGTCGCCGGGGAACGCAGGAAGCGCACCCAGTGCCGGGCCGCCGAACTCAGCGCTGAGCTGTTCGTGCAAGGCATCTATATTCACAGTTCAACCTCCAAGACTTGGTAGACCGGCGCAAAGCCGCAACGCATCCGGTAAAGACGGGCCTGGGCCGGCGCAGCTGCACATCTCAGGCGTGAGCACCCGAGCGACTTGGCCATGCTTTCCAGTTCGCCAAAGAATTCTTCAAAGTGCCCGTGCGGGGCGTACATCTCGTAGCTGTAGAGGACGCGAAAGTTCGGCAACTGCTCGACACCGACGACGCCCCAGCCCGCAATCTCATCATCTCGATCCAGCCGGACTAGCGTGCGTTCGCCGCGGCTGAGCATCATTTTCAGCTGGTCGCCCGTGATCTCGCCGCCCGAGGTGGAGCAGGCCAAGCCCAGGTTGTGCGCACCCTGCTTCCAGGCCACGTCGATATGCGATGTCGGGACAACGATGAGTGTGTTCATCAATTACCTGTCAGGCAGCGTTTCTGCACCCATGTGCCGGGCGTGCCGGACACGACGCACTTCCAGCCATCAATGAAGTATTTGGAGCCGGCTGCGCCAAGCTCAGACGGCGCCGAGTTCTTGACCTCATCCCCCTGCAAATAGGTGCCAGCGGTAGGCGCGGCAGTGAGCGCGCCGTAGAACCCGGCAATGCGGCCTTCGGAGAGCAGATTGATTTGTGTGGCGTGCTCGCGCAGTTCTCGTTGCAGGAGCGGATCGTCAGTGCCTACGCGTGGAGTGGTGTTCGCTTTCATGATCAGCGCCCCCCGGCCGGTGCAGAACCTGCATCCATGGCGGTAATGCGCACCGGTCCAACAAACGTGAAGGTCGCCTTGTGCCAGCGCGCCGACTGGCGCAGGTCAAATTTGCCGTCGAGCACGGCGCCAGTGGCTCCAGCGGTAAAGCCGGTCCCGGAGTTCATCTGGATGAAGGTCTGTGCTGAAGCGGAAGTCGGCGCCAGGGCGTAACGCAATTTGATCGGGCCAAGACAGGTCACGGCGTAGTCATCCCCGACTTCACCGGTCGTCATCGAACTGGTCAGCGACGTGCCGGTCATCGACTGGAGTTGATGCGAGGTATTGAAGATCGACATCGACTTACCACCAGCCAGCCAGAACTGCGAGTCAAACGAGTAGGACGACAGGCCATCAATGGTGGCGGAAATAGCCGACAGTCCGTCGATGGTCACACCACTGGTGACGTAGTTGAGCGCCGCCTCGATGCTGCGATTGGCCACCCCCCATTTCTTGGCGACGATGTGGTAGACCAGCGCCGAATCAGGCGTGGTAGAGCCAAGGGATGGGTAGAACACCCAGACCAGATTCTTCTGTCGATCAAACACGCAGATAGTCCGGTAGCGGTACGCGGGGTTCGAGTTGTCGTAGAAGTATTGGCGCACATACCCGTCAGCCACCGACACAGGCCGGGTGCCGTCGAAGATCCACATGTTGTCATCGCCGACGAAGAAGTGAGTGCCGCCGAGGTCGCATATCGCCTCTTTGCCGACACACCCTGCTTCACCGCCAGGCACCTGAATCCAGTTCCACACGGTGGGAGCGCCGACGTACTGGCCGAGGTAGATCGATTTGGCCTTGTAGGCGATGGCGTACTCGCCAAGGCGCATCCCAGCAGTGAGCCGGCCGGCAGTGGCAACCAGTCGCCCCGCTGTGGCCTGAGTCGCGATGTTGGGCGTCCACGACGTATCGTCGAAGGCTGCGCTGCACTGCCAGCCGTCTGGCTTTTCCGAGCCATCATTGACGTTCAGCGCCATCACGAACGCGCCGACCGTGAATAGGATTTCAGCCTTGGGCGCAGTGGCGACATCGGCAAACGCCGCACCGGTGGAGCGCTGAATGACGTCTGCCCGATTCGCGCACAACGTGGCATCGCCGAACTGGGTAATAGACCAGCGCGTGTCGACGCCGCCTGTGTACGCCGCCGCTCTGCCAATATCAGTCCATGCGCCGGACAGCAGCTCATAGAGCTTGGTGGTGGTGCCGGCAATGATACGGCGCGTGTCGTCCAGCTTCGATACAACGGCAGCACCAATGCAGGCCGCCGCGAGTACGGGTGTCGAAGCGGGCGTTGTGGGCTCTGGCGCACCCTCCATGCCGTTCTTGTACGGAATCAGGTTGACGCAGTTGGTCAGTAGTCCGGGAGTCGTCACGTCGGCATCAGGCGCAAAGCCCAGCAGCGGGATCATCGGGCACGCACCTTCATGGTGGTTCCGCTGTACCAGTCGATTTCATTGATGCCGTCGATAGCTTGCTTATAGAGCGCCTGCCATACCGGCAAACGCGCGTCATTCATGATGAACGGTGTGGCGGCCAACAGAGCGGCATACAAATAGGCGTTCGGCCACGCGGTCAGCAGCCAGTTGGTGGTGTTCGACGCCGAAAGCGCCGGGATGCGCTGCCGATACGTCAGTTCCAGCGAGTACACGGCGTCAGGCACAGGGGCTAGTTCCGCATTCGCACCAATCACCGTGAAGACGATCGGCTGGCCGGACGAGTTGGCCGAGAAGTCGATGCTCTGCTCGTCCGGGGTGCGATAGGACAATGGCTGATTGTAGCTGCCCGTCACCTGGAAACGGCGCATCTCCAGCATATCGGTCGGCAAGGTGACCGTGTTGACGCCGATCACTGTGGTTAGTGTCGTCTTGGTGTCCATCAGCCGCCCCCTCACCTCCGCGCTCAGCTGAGCTTCAGCCAGGGTGATGAAGTCGGTGATATTGGACGTCAGGTCGCCACGGTTCAGCCAGGAGGCCACAGCCGTCTGTAATTCGGCATAGGTGGTGATGCTCATACTTTGCCCTTCCAGATGCGAAACGCGGACAGGTCGGGGTCATTGAGCATCCGGCGCATGTGTTCCTTGTTGGCCATGCACTCGTGAAAGGTGATGTCGTGCTTGTTGCAATAGTCCTCGATGATCACGAACGGGATTTTGGCCGCGTGCTTCATTTCCGACCCGCCATGCATCCCGGCGTTGTGCAGGGACTTGGTGTAGTCGGCGATAGGGGTGCAGTCCTGCGTGCGCTCGACTGTCATGTTCCCATCGTGGAAATGAAATTTCGTTTCGAGGTCGAGCATCATGCGTTCTCCACCGGAGAAACCTGCACAACACCCGCAGCAGTCACTTGAATGGCGGAGATCGACTTCAGCCCGCAGACGGCCAAGATGACGGCGTCGCCTGGCTGAACCAGCAGGTCTGTCGTTACCGCAGTAGGCGTGCCGTTGCCGATTCGCACATACGCGGCGGCCGTAGCGGCGACACGGATGTATTTTGGCACCGCATTACCCATATCGAAGGGAATGGTGGCGCTGGCCGATACGCCAGACGTGGTGATAGACACCCCGGTCGACGTCACCGTGATGGCGTTTTCGAAGGTATTGCTCATGAGCGAGCTCCAAAGAAAAACGCCCCGAATGGGGCGTTAGATCAGGCCGGGTTCAGATGAATGCTGAGAGCACCCACGGCGGATGTTGCGGTGCCGGTCAGGTCGAAGCAGATCGAATCGCCAGCAGCCAGCAACATATCGCTTGCCGTGGTTGAAATCGTCAATGCCTGCTGGGTATTCACGGTGCCGACCAGGTTGAAACTACCGGTATGCAGCGCTGTGCCCGAGGTGATGGCTGTGCCGCTCGCCACCTTGCGGATGGTCGCGGTGCAAGCACCACCAGTACCCGCCACATCAACGCGACCACGAATGGCCTTGACGACGTAAGGCCGGTCAGCGGTGAACATGGTGCAATCAACGATTGAAGCGGTGTAGTTCAGCGTGACGGGGAGGAATCCACCGTCGCCACCAGCCGTACCCTCGATGCCGAACGAGCCGTCGGCATTCTGTCTGAGCATGGGCATGTCAAATTCTCCACAAAGAAAAGGGGAGCCGAAGCTCCCCTTGGGTGATTGCCTTATGTTCAGGCGACGTCGTAGATCGCTCCGTTTGCCTTAGGTGCGCGGCATTCGACGGTCCACTCAACTTTCAACATGCGCTTCTCGGCGTCGCCTGTTTTGGCCAGTTCGTCGGTGCTGAATGGGCGCAGGTAGCTGATCGCCCACTTATCAGCCTGGAGCACGAACACGTCGTTCGCGTCCTGGAAGCGCGAAGGGATCGCCTTCAGTTCGCCGAAGTCCGACACGTACACATCGACCGAGGCGAATAGCTTGGCGTCTTCGCTCTTGTCGAAGCGGGTAGCGTTACCAGTGAAGGTGGAGAAGGTTTGTTTGGCACCAGGTGGCAGCAGGATCGAGTCCGGATCACCGCCAGCCGTGAAGCACTTCTGCAGCACGTCCTTGAGGCGAGCCTCGGTGAACGCGATTGCAGTGCCCTTGGTGCGACCGGTGTTGGCGGTGTACGACGCCAGGGTGCCGCCATTGCGGTTCACGTTGTCTACGACCCAGCCGACCAGGCCGCGAGATTGGCGCGGAGCAGTAGCCAGCACATCGAGCTGAGTGGCGGAGGTCTCCATGTCGCGCCGCAGTTCCAGCGAGGCCAGGCTGAGTTGGTAGGCCAGCTCATCCTTGCGGCCTGCAGGGTTCATGCCTTGCTGGGTGCCGGACACGATCACGGTTTTGGTCGAGATCTGGGTGCGGTTGTTCAGGCGCACGGTGGGAGTCACTGTCTTGGCGGCCGCGTCATCACCTTCAACCTGGGCGTTGTTGCTGACGGCAGATGCCAAGTCCTGGGTTTGCCATTCGTGCAGGGTGTTGGACGCCTTGCCCTTGGCTGCCAGCGAGATGAACGGCGTGGCAGTCGGGGAAATGCGGTAAATGGTGTCAGTCAGGTCCTCACGGTTGCCGATGGCGGCCGTGGTGAGAAAAGTACCAGTAGGGGCGGTCATGATGATGCTCCGGAATTAATCAAGGAATTGGCGAAATACTTGAGCGCCCGTCTCAACAGTCCCGTTTCGCTCATGCCGTTTCGCGGCAGTAGTGCGACCATCAGGAGTGCCGTTCGACGTAACGCCTGGCTTGACCACCCGCTGGGGCGCTTCCTGGACCTTCTTGGCTTGCACGTTGGCTTTGGCCATCAGTTGGTCGTAGAGCATCGCCTTGCGTGCTACAAGCACGTGGCGGTGGTCGGCAATGGACGAAATGTCCTCATCACCGAAGCCCTGCTCTTGCAGGAACTTCGAGATAGCGGTTTTTTCGGCTGCAGCCTTGGCATCGTCTTTCCAGTCCGGGAGCTTGGCGAGGAGGTTGTCCTGCTGCTCGGCCAGGTAACTTTGATGGGCTTGTGCCTGTTCGTGCTGATGCTGCTGAAAGAGTTTTTGCCGTTCCTGAGTGTTTTGCTGATACAGGGCCTGTCTCTGTTCATAGAGTTGCCGCTGCTTCAGGTACTCCACCGGATCGGCCTCGATCAGCGCGCTCCAGTCGATTTGACTTTGTTGCTCCAACACGCCTTCGAGCTGGACGGCCATGCGCTGGAGTTCGCCGGCATATTGCTGGCGCTCCTGCTGGGCCTTCTGCGTCTCGGCGTCTGCGGTCTTGCGTTGCTCAGCGGCTTCCATCGTCTTCTTGGTGTAATCCGACTGACGTTGGTAGCCATTTTTCAGCTCGTCGAGTGATACCTCGACCTCCTTGCCATCAATCTTGACGGTGAAGGTTTGCGGTTCTTCCTCGGACTCGCCGGGTTCTGCTTCTTCCTCCAGTTCAGCCTCGACTTCAGGCTCAACCGGTTGTTCTGGGTGTTCTGTAGTGCCTTCTGGCTGCTCGGTGGCAACAGGCGGGTCGAGCAACGCAGCAAACGCCATCGCGCCGCCATTGACGTCAAGCGCGCCGCCGCCACTGTCGCCGCCAGCTTCGTTCATGAGGAAATGGCCGAGTGCGCGGTGAAGGAAGAGGCTCATGCCTCACCTCCGACGCGATCATAAGTGGCTTCAAAGATGTCTGGCTTGCATGGGTAGAACTCACCCTTCACACCCTTGATGATCCAGTCACCCTCAACAGCAGTCATGGTCCCTTCGAGCGTATTAATGCTTAGCGTTCCGGGCTCGCCACTGCCGCCCGCAGTCCAGTTTCCACCCTTGACCATCCAGTCCAGGATGTTGCGGCCATCATCGCTCCAGCCG